CTGTCCTTGAGCATCGCCAGCGTTGCCAGGTCCGCCACAGACACCCCTCCTCGGGCTTATGTGGGCCGGATGGGCTCCGGCCCGTGGGCGAGCATACCCGGCCGGACCGGCGGCGCCAACCCTGCCCATGCGACGAGTGCCTCGGCCGTGCGCTCGGCGGCCTCGCCCCGGTAGGCGTACACGAGGTCGAGCGCAGCGTCGCGCGCGGCTCGCACCTCGGGCGGATCGGTGAGCGCCTCGGCGACGACGCGCTCAAGCTCGGCCGGATTGTCACATTGCAGCCCGACCGTGGCCGCCTCCCAAAAGCGCAGGCCATGGTGCACGTTGCGCCGGTAGCGGCTGGCGTTCATGAGGACGACCGGACGCCCTGTCGCGGCGAACTCGAAGATCGTCGAGGAGTTGTCGCACACATACAGGTCGGCCCGGGCGAGGACCTCGTCGAAATCGCGCACGACCTCGATGCCCTTCGAGCGGTAGAACGCTTCGAGTTCGAGGTAGCCCGAGGCGAACGCTCGCGGGTGCCCATGGCCGAGGACCTCGTAGGGCAGCGCGGCCGCCGCGTCGCGGAACTCCCAATACGCCGACTCTGTCTCGGGCGCGAACTTGAGGTGTGAGTGCCAGGACACCGCGACCACCGGGCGCTCCGGAGGTGGCCCGGGGAATGCCAGCGGGATTTCGCGGACCTTCGGTGACCCGACGACCGTGACGGTCGCCCGTGGGTACGCCTCGCGCCACCGGCCCGCCGAGTGCTCGTTCGGGGTCAGGAACAGGCTCACGTCGTGGTGGTCCTTGCCGCCGGCGTAGCTCTCGCCTGTGGCGTGGTGCGGATCGCCCGCGTACGACTGGCCGATGCCGTGCTCGATGTAGGCGATCGCTCGCGGGCTCGACTTGCGGACGGCCTTGAGGTCGTTATACGAGGCGACGAGCACACGACGGCCGGACCGCATCGGTTCGAGGTAGGCCGGCACGCCTAGCCCGGCCGCGTAGTCCGCGAGCGCCTCGGGCACGTGAAGCTCGCCGCGGGCCCACAACGGCAGCGCCCGCCAGACCGGAGCGAGGTGATCGAGGTACTGCGGCTCGGACGCGAATAGGTCGATCGGCGCGCCGCTCAATGTGCCGGTGCCTTCGGGTGGGGCGCGGATCGCGTCGTAGCCCGTCGGCTGTGCATTGGTTCACGCCTCCCTCGTCGCGAGGTACGAGCGGCGCCCTGTGCGTCCCGGGACCGGCGGCTCCGGGTCGGGCCAGTGTAGGACATAGCAGACGGCCCCAGGCGAACCCGGGGCCGTGCTCTGATCCTTTCCCGAGGGTTGGCTACGGGGTCGGCTGCGCGCCCTCCGGGGCCGGCTCGGCCGGCGGCTCCGTCGGCGGCGGTGCGACGACGTCCTCACCCTCGACCTCGATCAACTGATCGACGTCGGTGCGGAGCCCGCCGATGCGATCGGCAACGGCCCGGAGGCCAGTCTCCGCGGCGGCGATTTCCTCGGGTGTGACCGCGCCGGCGGCCAACTGATCGGCGATCTTGGTGACCTCGGCAGCGACCTCATCGAGGCCCGCGTTGATGTCACCGGTGATCTGCGTGATTACGTCCAAACGTCCCATGACGTCCTCCAAGCGTGAGAGCACAAGATGGATACCTACGTGGCGCGCGAGCCACCCGAGCCGCCACCAGTGGAACGGCCTCCGGCGCTCAGGCCCGCGGTAGGTGCGTGTCTCAATCGTCACTGCATACCTGCCCTCCGATGTACCTGCGGGATCGACGCCTCGCAGTGTACCCGGTGCCAGGATGCACCGCTAGGGGAAATCGCGGACTCGACCACTCGCTACCCACCCCGCTCGGGTGTCCCCGCTCGGGCCAAAGCCTTGTCCGTCGGCCGCACTATCAGTCTGACTGGTCGCCTCACGCCACGCAAGACGCCGATGGTCCTACTCGTCGGGCGCGTCCTCGAACGTCAGGATGAGGCTTTTGCCGATCCGCTCCTCGAACCACAGGCCGGCGCCCTCGCCCGCCTCGGCCGAGAGGCTCATCTCGAACCGGCCCGATGGGGTCGCCTCCCAAAACTTGCGGCTCTGCTCGTCCTTCCGGCTCGTTGCTTGGAGCACAACCTTGCGGTTCGGGTGTCCGTTCGTCAGCGCCTCGCCACCGCCATACCCGAGCTTCGTGACCTCGGCCACGTAGAACTTCGCCTGCACTGCCACCGCGCACCTCCCTGTGGAATGCCGAAGCCCCGAAGCGGGGCGCCGGCTGACTGAACCGACGCCGCTCGGCCTTCGGGGCCCTGTGAGCGGTGCCGTGTAATCCTACGCCGCGCCGGCCCACTCGTACAGAAACGTTTGGTGCGCCTGCTCCCACTCGGCAGCGAGTCGATACCCCGGCAGGAGCGAGCCGTACACGTTACCCCAATCCTCGATGACGATGAGCGGGTGCCACCGCTCGATCGTGACGGCTGCCCCGGCGAGGACCTGTGGCTCGTGCCACTCGACGTCGATCTTGATGAGCCGGACGTCCTCGAAGCCGTACGAGTCGAGCGTCCGCGCATCGGCCTCCCACACGGTGTCGACCGCGTCGGGCTCGGGCCAGGGATCGGTCGCGGCGACCGTCGCGTGGCCTCTGTTCTCTCGGTGCACGCTCATCGCCAGGCGCCCGGCCTTGTCCGAGAGCGCGATCGTGTGGACGTGCACGTTGCGATAGTGCGCCGTGTTCACCTTGAGGAGCCCGAGGTTGACGGGCGCCGGCTCGAACGCATGGATCGCGGAGTGCGGCGCGAACTCGGCCAGGTAGACGGTGTGATTGCCGATCATGGCTCCGGCGTCGACGAGGACGCCGGGCTCGCGCCCGCGGGCCGTCTGCGCCCACAGGCGATCGCGGATCGCATCGAGCACATCGGCCTCGTAGAACTCACCCGTCCGGCGGATGTGGTCGCTGACGTAATCGGGCGATTGATGCAGCGCGAGCGGAACTCCCCGGACCCTCACTAGACGACTAGGTCGCGAGGCGCCACAGGCCGAGCACCTTGCCGGGATCGCGCAGGTTGGTCACGCCAGGATCGTAGCTGTACCCGTCGATGATCGTGCGCTCGGGATCGCCGAGGCCGAATGGTCGGATCGCGAGGTTCGGCCGGTATGCCTCACCGGCGACTACGTCGATGTTCGCCCCGTCGACGAACGTGGACGCGAGGAGCCACGACGAGCGCGTCGCGAGGATGCCGTCGAGGAGCTTGAGGCCCTCGTCAAGCGGTAGGTGCTGCATGGCGTCGCGCGAGATGACGAGGTCGAACGGGGCGAGGTCGCGAACCCGGACATCGCCCACGGCGCAGACGATATAGATGCGATCCGGGTGCAGGCGTCGCGAGGTCGCGATCGCCTCGCGCGAGACGTCGATACCCATGTAGCCCGGTAGCTCGGGCATCCAATAGCCATCGCCACATCCGACGTCGAGCACCGTCTTGACGCCGAGGTCGGTCACAAGCTCGACGATGTCCCGCGCAACCTGCGACGTCGCAGCGGCGTCGGAGCCCGGGCCCGAACGCGACTGCCTCCCACGCCAGGCGTTCGTGCGGTAGATGCGGTCGAACACGTCGGCGCTCACCGCCGCGGCCTCACGTAGCGGCCGCGCCGCCTAGCGAGGAGCGTAAAGGTGCTCTTGAACGCGTCGTGCTCCGCGGCTAACCGGACCTCGCTGATGGGCACGTACTGACCGCCTCGGGGCCCGCGCAGGCTCTTGGATAGCTCGCCGCGCATGTACTCCCTGGCCTCGTCGATGAGCGCCCTGCCGAACTCGGCGATCGCCGAGTCGGCGATGACGTAGGAGATGGCGAATTCGCGCGTCGTCACTCGACTGCGACCATCTTTCCCGTCCGGACCGCCGGTGGCTTGGCGCCATCCTTGAGCCACGAGCCCGCGTAGTGGTGCAGGCCGAAGGCCCACGGGTTGAGCTTGCGCGTCATCGGATCGGCCATCTTGGCGTCGCGCTCGGGATCGCGGTAGTGGACAGGGTAGAACGCACTCGGTGGCAGCAGGATCACGTCACGGCGCCCAACGAGGACCTCGGTGGTGACGCCGGGGCCCGCCGGCCATACGTCGCCGGGGATACGCGAGAGCGCGAGGTCGAGGCACTCGCGGATGGCCGGGTGCCCTGGCACCGCACCCATGACCGCATTCGGCACGGTCCGGTGATCCTCCCACGCCGCGAACGCCGACAGGGGCAGTAGCTCATCGAACGCGCGCCAGGGCTCGACATCGGAGTCGACGTAGATGCCACCGAAGCGGAGCAACGCCTCAAGGCGGACGAGGTCGGCAAGCTGCGCGCCGGTCGAGCACGCCTCCCACTTGTGCGCGGTGTCGGGCCACTCGGCAGGATCGAGCGGGTCGCGCCAGGTGCGAAGCTCCCAATCCGGGTGCAGGTCGGCGAAGCGATCCCACCATCGCTCGACCTCGGCGCTCGTGTGCTCGGGCACGACCCGATGCAGGACGGGCGGGATGCCCGTTGGCCTGTGCTCGAATGAGGGGGTCGCTAGGTCGCGGATCGCGCGGATCGCGTCGGGGTTGCCCTTGGCTTCGAGATACAGGCCCGCGCGGCGCCCGTTGCGGGTGTGGGTCGCGGTGCCTCGCTTGCCCTCGCGTGCCGTCTCGTGCCACAGGTGCCATAGCTCGCCCGGCAGCTTGTCGATCGGGGCGCCTGCGAACGTCTCGCACGCGGCCGCGAATGCGTTGTCCTCGAACCCCCACCCGACGAACGACTCGTCGAACCCGCCGACCGCATCCCACAGGCGCCGCGGGACCACGATGCAGGCCGAGCACATGTCGGTGTAGCTCTTGTGGACGTAGCGCGACCAGTTGCCACGAAAGCCGCCCATGACCGCGTCGGAGCCCGGACGGTCGATGTCCTTGCGCACGGTGAACGGCATCGTAAGGCGGCCCGTCTCGTGGGCCCGGGCGATTGCCTGGCGTACATGGTCGGGATCGCATATGACGTCCGCGTCGATGATGACCGCGACGTCCCACGGCTGCACGTGCTCCCAATCGGCCAGGCGGGCAGCACGGTTGACGGCGGCCGAGCGATTGAACAGGCCGACGTCATGATGGCCCTCGACGATTTCGTAGCCGAGGTTCGTTCGCCACCACTCATCGACCCACGCCCACACGCGATCACGGTCGGGCTTGCCGGCCCGGCGGGGCACGAGGATCACGACCCGTAGGTCGTGGTCGAACGTCTCAGACATCGCCCTCCCTTGGCTCTAGGGGCAGCACCGTAGGGGCAGCACCGGAGAGGCGGCGGTATTCAGCGGCGAGTCTATCAAGCGGCAAATCGGCCGAGGTTGCGCCCTCCGCCGTCCACGTCAACGCTCCGGGACCGGTCATCGACGAGCGCAACGAAAGGGCCACGCGCTCAGCGGCCCTCGCCAGCCGTTCCACGTCCAGCCCCTCGTCCGTGCCGGAGCGGTCGAGTCGGAGAGCAGCCCGAGCCACGATGGCCGCGTCATCGTCCGGGTCAGCGCTCGGCCGGTTCAGTATTTGTTCGGCGGCGAACCGTTCCTCGGCCCGCAGCCCCGAGAGGTCAGGCGATGGGTTGACGAGGGCGGCACGGTACTTTGAGCAATACGGGCTTGGGCACGTCTCGAACGGGCCTGAGCACGTGCTCTGTCGGGCGTCGAAGCCTCGGACGGTAAGCGCGTGGGCATCCTCTGCGGCCTCTCGCAGCGCCGCCACCGCATCGCTCTCTGGCGGGGTCACTGGTTCGCCGCCTTCGGAACACCGGAGGTCGGGATGATCGACCAGTCGCGGACACCCATCGCATTGCGCGGCTTGTCGAACTCGGCGTTGGCCTCGGTCATGCGCTGCACTTGGAAGTCGATGGGCAGGCCGGTTTCCTGCTGGCCCCAGATCGAGAACCCTCGATTGAGAAACCGCACGGCCTCCAGACGCTTCCTGAATAGCCGGTCGAACGACTTGTCGGGCAGAATCGTCCGCAGATCAACGTCCCGATAGTCGGCCCGCTCGGTCACGGAGCCAACGAGGAACGGGCCGTGACCGCCCAAGACGACCCGCACCATGCGGCACCAATCCTCCAGCCGGTCGAAGTCCGACTGAACGAGGAACGTGCTCCGGGTCCGGCTCTCTGGCGGGGTCGGGGTGGTCATGGCCGGCCGTGGCCTTCGTGGTCGCCGGGAAGCATCGAACACGGAATCACGCCTAGCTCCAAGAGAACGGCGACCCAGAGAGCGGCGTACAGGAGAATGAACAGCGCGCCGCTCATCGCTCTACCTCGGGTGCCCTACGGCGGAGAGCTTGAAGCGCGGCGGCGGGCGTGGGGCCAGCGGCATCGAAACCATTGCCGTCGTGCCGAGATCGATACGCAGTTGCTACCCATCCCTGGGCTTCGTGGGTCAGCAGACAGAGATGCCACCCTTCCGGCAACGCAGCCTCAGCTTCGTGCCAAGCCGCATCCAGCGCTGGCCGCTCCCCCTCTCCCTCGGATAGACCGGACCTTCGTTGGACGATAAAGGCGCGACCCATCTGCTGAACAACCGCAGCATCCTCGCCGTGAATGACGGTCGCATGAGCTTCCGCGCCAATCTCGCCGCTCCACGAACAGAGCGTGCAGAACGCCATCACGTCACTCACCGGAGCCTCCCCGGAGGGCGGCGCGGACGCCCGGGTCGGCAAGCAGTCGATCAACAAGCTCGTAATCAGGCAGCCATTGATCGGCGTTACCTGTCGAGGCGACATTCTCAACCGCGATGCCGTTGACGCCGAGGGCATTCGCCAGCGCCTCTCGCAGCCCCGGCTCGGCTCGGGCTGCCTCGACAACGGCGTGAAGCCGACGAAGCTCCTGTTGGAGGTAGGCTTCCGGTGCCGTCTGCGCAATGAACCACAGACCCTCGTCCTCGGCCTGCTCGTTAACAAGTGCTTGCAATGCGCCTTCCGGGGCTCGGGCTGCCCGCTCGACGTCGAGGGTGGCCGCTTCTAGCTCTGCCAGCATCGCGCAGCCCTGGCACCCTTCGACGAACTCGCCGTGTCGGTGCCAAAGAGTTCGGGCTTCCCGCAGCCGTTCTTCCGCCGTCAGGGGCGCTCTCGTCATGGCCGTATCGGGCGCCAGTGGCCCGGACCGATCGTCTCGCCTGGCACGAACTCCTCGGCCGGGATGCCCGCGTTCTGCATGTCGAGCACGGCCTCGCGGCACAGGCGGATCGGGCGCAAGTCGGGCGAGGCGAGCCACAGGCCCTCCCACCGATAGGTCGGTGCGACCGGCGCGTCGTGGTGGGCGATGTCGCATGTGATACCGGACCACCACGGCGATGTGAAGCGTGGCGCCTCGGGCACCTGCGGAGTCATGCGCCGGATCGTAGCACGACACAAGGGCGCCCGACGGCCGAAACCGTCGGGCGCCCATCATCGGGGTCAGCCCTTGAGCGCGTCCTCGATCTGTTCTCGCTCGGTGAACGGCCCACCCGACGCATCGCCCACGAGGCCGTGCGTCTGTGGCTTGGTTGGCTCACCGGCCCCGAGGCCCGCGCGGGTGTGCGCGTCGATCCGGTCGACCTGGCCCTGCGCCAGGCGAGCGGCTTCGGCGGCCTCGGTGGCGCCCTGCGCGGCGTCATTCGTCTGCTCGGCGGCCTTTGCCTGCGCCTTCGCGAGGTCCTTGGCTTCGGCCTCTGCGATGGCTTCGAGCTGATCTCGCTCGGCCTCCGCCTTGGCCCGTTGTCCCTGTGCCACGGTGGCACCTCCCGTTCGTTGTGGCCGGCGCGCGCGCGCCGGCTCATCCGGAGAATGCCCACGCTGGTCACGCGATGGATCAACGGGCCAAGTCCGCCCGTTACAGGCTCATCGCGGCCTCACGTCACCTCGACCATCGCGGCATTGACGTAGCTCCCTAAAACGGAGCCGCCCCGGAACGGCTGACCCATTCGTCCCGGGGCGGTTCGCTCGTGACGGGGTCGGTGACCCCCTGCGGTTAGCTGCCGGACTCGATTTCGAGGTTCTCCGCGAGGACCGCGTAGTTCGGCTCGGCGTGCTTGACGTCGAACCGGACGGTCGGCAGGAACGAGGTCGCGCCCTCCCGCGGATCGCGGAACTTCTCGATCCGGACCCGGCGGTGCCAGCCGATGATCGTGTTCTTGGGATCGGTCAACCACGCGAACGTGCTGTAGTCGATCGCGCTGCCGTTGATCGTGTCATCGCCCGACAGGAGCGGGACCACCACGACCGGGACGCCCCGGTAGCGCAGCGGGAACCTGTCGGTCGTGGCCGTGTCGCCGAGCGGCGTGGCGCGCTCCTGCAATTCGTCGTGGTAGACGTCCGCCACGACCTGCGGCACGTAGAACCGCAGGTTCTGATACGAGCGCCGGTACCGGGTCGGCAGCGCGGCGATCATCCGGCGGAATAGGTCGGACGAGGACGTCTCGCCCGTCGCGTCGAGGATTTGCGCGGCGGGCAGGTTGTCCTGATACGACGCGATGATCCCGTCGAACTGGTCGAGGGTCGAGTCCTCGGCGCCCGTCCGATCGGTGTCGGACTTGATGGCGATTTCCTCGACGTCGCGACCCGTCGCCTCGGCGATCATCGTCATGAGCGTGTCAGCGTTCGCCTCGCGCTCGACGTTGTCCTCGAACCACTCGTCGGAGACGAGCACCTCGCCCTTGAACAGGGCGGTCGAGAGGGTGACGAGGCCGGTGGCCGGCTTCTTTCGATCGGCGTCGACGAGGCGCTGCGCCTCGGTGCCGTTGCGCAGGAGCCGATCGTTGAGGCTGATCCGCGGAACCTCGAACCGCGTCGACAGGCTGAACTCCTGGCGAAGCTCGGACACGAGGACCGACTGCTCCATGACCATCCGCAGGAACGTGCGGACCTGCTCAGGGGAGAGCAAGCCGCCGTTGGACCCGCCGGACAGGTCGGCCGATGTCAATGTGGCTCGTTCGAGCCACTGCCGCACTCGTGCAGGCATGTGCGTTACCCCTCCTGCGGCGCTAGGCCGCCTGTGTGTGGCCTAGTACCGACCGGATCGCTGGTGGATGACGCTGGCGAACATCCCCTCGCCGAACTTGGGGGTCGCCGACCGCTTGGTGATCGCCGTCTGGCCGGCAGGCTGCGCGGACGGCGGGACCGTCGAGTCGGCGTCCTCGTCCTCGGGGCCGTCCTCCTCGACTGCCTTGGCGATGCCCGCGGACACGGCCTTGGCGATCGGCTCCGCGAGCGCCTCGGCAAACGCCTTCATGTCGAAGGGCTGCGCTGGTGCCGCGGTGGCCGCGGCAGGTGCACCCTCGCCGGACGTGACCGTTGGGGCGGCGGGTGTCTCGGGCGGCTTCGCTTCGCTCTTGGCGAACGGCTCCCCGCCCTCGTCGCCCAGGACATCGCGAAGCTCGTTGAGGGCAGTGATCTGCTCCTCGTCGAGGGTCGCCGCCGTCTCGGTCTTGCGGACCGCGCCCAACGCCTTGACCGCGGCCGAGAGGAGGCGCTTGGCCTCGCTCAGGCCCTCGCCGTCGGATGGCGCGCCGTCACCCTCGGCCTTGCGGATGAGGAACTTGCGCCCGGTCGCCGGGCGATCGACCGCGTCGACCCGATCGACGTCGAGGTCCGTGAGTGCTCCCATGAGACGCCTCCTGCGCTCGTCGGGCTAGCCATGCCCGTCGGCGCTCCGGCACTCATAGATGCTCCGGCACTCGGCCTATGTCGCGGTGAGACTAGCGATCGCTCGGTCTGGATGCAAGTGCGCCCCGAACATTCGCCGGCAGCGCCGGCAGACCGAGCGGATCGTGACGACCACGCCGGCCCACCCGGGCGAGCGATCGTAGGTCATCAAGAGGCCCCGGCAATGCGGGCAACGAACCTCGATTTCCTCCGGTCGCGGATGCCTCGGTGAGCGGGCGATCGCGGGCTCGGACAGGGTCATCGGCGCAATGCTGCCTTGACGAGGACCGTGCGGATACGGCGCTCACTGTCGCCGTCCTTGACGATGACGACACCGCCCCGGCCCCGACGGATGAGCACGAGGCGCGCCGCCCGGATCGCTTGGCGCAGGGTCATCAGCACCCTCCCACGGTCCAGAAACCCGAGCCGTAATCGAGCATGGCTGCGACAAATCCGCCCCGTTCCGTGGCGTCGATGGTCAGCGTGTAGGTGACGATCGAGCCCTGACCGCCGTTCGACCCAGGAAGGTCGGGGTGCGGGGCCGGGATGTAGTTGTCGCCACAGGCGAGGTAGGCAAAGTCGTTGCCGTCCCTGACGGGTACCGCGACCCACGCCCTGCCGTCCGAGGCGTCCAGGCGCACCACGAGCCGATCTGTCTTGGCTCGTACCGAGGCGTCCACGTTCGCCCGGTGCGTCCCGTCAGATACGACGCACAGGGAGCCTTGCGCAACCTGGCCGGTCGCCAGCCGGCCGTCACCGCGCTTGGTCCACGAGTCGTCAATGTCCCAGCCGCATTCGGTGGGGTTGTTGACGACATTCGGTCCGGGGCAGGGAGATGCAGGGTCGAACTCGCCGTACCAGCGGATCGTCTGTTGCTCGACGTTGCAGGCTACGGACCGCGCGACCGTTACAAGCTCAGGCAGTTGCGGCCTGGCGAACGTCGAGGACGTGCCCAGGCCCATCGCGGCGAGGATGGCAAGGGCTACCAGAACTCGCCGCGTGTCGCGTCGGGTCATCGGCCATCCTGCGGCGACGGCTGCCCGGGTGCCGGCGTGTTGAGCGCCTTGATCGTGGCCGAGGTCGTCGCCTTGGCAATCTCCTGGCCGAACACGAACGAGATGGCGCTCGACATGAACCCGATGATCGCGCCCTTGACGAACTCGGTGAGTTCGTACGGGTAGAGCACGAGCGCGTAGAACCCGCCCACCAACACGAGGACCGCGATGAGGTAGGGCATCGTCGCCCGCATTACGTTCATTCGTGGCTCCGCTTGTGGGGCCCGACGTGTGGCTCGTGGCGCGCCTCGACGATCTGCCCAAGCTGGGCGCCGGCATAGGCCGCGACGAGGACGGCGAGCGCGAACTGCCAGTGTTCGAGGGTCGAAGTCTCGCCGAGCCACAGCAGGATCGAGTCGATCATGCGTGGCACTCCGCGATGAGGTGGTAGTCGTTCAACTGCGGGCCAGGCTTGAACTTCGAGGGCCCATGGCCACGAACCCAAAAGTAGGCGTCGGTCGCCCACGTCGAGAGGACGAGCGTCCCGTCCTCAGACCATGAGGTCGTCCCGGTCGGGTATGGCGACGCGGTCACGGCGTACGGGTAGGTCGTCGGCAGCCCGATCGCGTACAGGTAGCCATCGGCAAACCAGCACGACGCCTCGACAGGCTTGGCCGCCGACACGGGCGCGACGATCGCGGCCGTCAGGATCGCGCCGACGAGTGCTCGGCGGATCACACGACGACCTTGACTGTCGCGTGCTTATCGGCGAGATGCTCGGCGAGCTTGCGGCGCACCGGGCGCCACGTTTTACCCGATACCGTCCAGTTGCAGAACGAGCACGTCGCCTCGACCTTGCCCTCGATCCGCTTGAGATGTCGCGCCATCGCCTACGCCTTCCCCCGACCGAGCGCACGACCTAACCCGAGGAGCGCCAGGACCACGACAAGGCCGCTCGTGACCGCCGCCATCGCGATCGGCCAGACGGTCACGAGCCCATCGGTCAGCAGGAGCATCACGAGCGACGGCTTGACCGGAGGCGACGACGGGAGCATCGCCTCGATCAACGGAGCCACCACCGCGCGATCCTCGACATCCTCAGCCGCGACCCAGCGCGGACACGGCTCATCGACCCACACCATGCCCTCGCGCGGTGCAGGTACGCGAGGCGCGGTCATCAGGGCATCTCGCATCCGCAGGATCGCCGGCTCCCAGGGCTCGTCGCGCAGATACGCGCGCCGCATATCCTCCTCGGTCACCGGGCTCACGTGGGCACCTCGCGGAACGCGTAGCCCTGCATCGACCAGCCGGTCAATTCGCCCGACTCGATCCGCGGCCACGCCTCCTCGGACCAGACCGCGCCCACGAGCCAATCGCCGGGCTCGATCTTCTGATCCTCGATCGCCCACGTCGGGCCCCGGTAGATGTAGCTCTCGACCACGGTCGCGGCGCCGCCTGTGCCGTCCTTGTGCATCATCCCGATGTCGGGCTTCTGCATGAACGCCCACGCCGCGGCCTCGACCTCCTCGGGGGTCATGTAATCGCCGTGGGAGTCGGTATTGTCCTTGGCCTTGCGGGTCCCGATCCGGCTCGCGGGATACGCGACGCCGAGCGTGTATCGCTGTGGCTTGTCGGCCTTGACCACGCGGTAGCGCGCCTGGTCGGCGTCGGCCTTGGCGACGGGCGGCCGCATCCGGCTCCGACGCATCGCCTCGAACGACCGCTCGACCCAGGTGTGCCAGTCGAGGACCTCGTCACCTGTGTCGACAAGCATGACCGGCGCCTGGCCCTCGGCCTTGACCGTCCACACGATCGCGTCGTCACCATCGCGGGCCCAATCGAGGAGGGTCGCCTCGACCTCGCGCTCGTCGTCACCCGCGAGCACCTCGGCAGCTTTCGCGACCACGGCCTCGGCGCGCTCGGCGTCGGCCTTGGCGAGCGCGGCGTTGGCGGCCGCCTTGAGCTTGGCCTGCGCCTTGGCCTTGAGTTCAGCCGAGAGCTTGGTCTGCGGCAGGCGTGAGAGCGCGTTGCGCAGGTGCGGCAGGTCGACCTTGCCCGAGGCGTCCTTGTACGGCAGGTGACGCAACGAGCGCGGCGTCGTCTTGCCGTCCTCGTCTTTCTCGCCTCCGGGCTCGATGACCGCGAACGAGGAGTCGGGCAGGTCGTTGATGAACGCCGCCGACCATTCGGCCTTAGCGACCGCGATCGAGGAGCCCGGCGCGACGTCGGCGCCACTGAACAGGTAGTGCCGGCGCTCGTCGCCGATCGCGAAGGTGAGCCGGTCAATTCGCACCGGGATCGTGGGAACCTCGGGTAGCTCGCCCGATCCGTAGGCAAGGGTCACGTGCGGCGTGAAATCGTGCTCGGGCTGATCGCCTGCCGGCCGCATCGCCATGTGGTCGTACCCGATGTAGCAGACCTCCTCGTACAGACGATTGAGCCCGGGCGCATCGAGCGTCGCGTACACGACGTCGGCCCCGCCCGCCTGGTCGCCGTTGAACCGCCCGACTCCTGAGATGTTGCCCACGAGGACCGGGTGCGACTCGGCCGCGCGCTCGACCGCCGCCGCCCATTCCTCGATCTGGCGAGGCGTCACGTCGGCCGCGCTGCTGGCGAGCACCCGGAGTGTCAGGTGCAGGTCGTTGACCGGGACCCCGCCCGGCTGCGCGAGTTCGGCCGCGACCTCCGATGGCAGGAATAGCGCGATCATCACGCCGTCGTTGTTCTGCGCCTTGCGGGTCAGGCTCCGGACGACGTCTCGGAACACGCGCCGGACGAGGCCCGGCTCCTCGGTTGTGACGGTCACGTTCGGCACCTCGATCCGGTGGGCCCCCACCGAGCCCGATCGCCGGCGATCGTACCATCGGCCGCTAGTGCGATTGCCGCTTGCACTGTCTGTATCATCGTGATACGCTACGTGTGTCGGCGGTCGATCCGCCGGGCTCCGACTCCGCAGGAGGTACCAATGGCCCGTTCTCCCGCTTCCCGCCCCGTGGTCCCGGCCTCGATGCTGGCCGGCGCGGCGGCCCTATTTGCCGCGGACCGCGCGGTGACCTCGGTCCACTACGCCGTCGACGGCGGGTTCGCCGCGGTCATGCGGACGGATGCCGGCCCGATGGTCGTGCCGGTCCTGTTCGGAACGGACGCGGCAGCCGCCTCGTTCGCCTCGTTCCTGGCCTCGATCCCCGCGGATGTCGTGGCCCGTCGGGTCACGTACGACCTGTGCGGGTGGTGCGACAATCCGCGGTCCGCCGCGTGCCATCGCCCCGGCTATCGGACTCCGCCCTCGCCGTACGCGGTCGCGCGGTGCCCGTTCGTCGACCCCGCCATGACGGGCGGTGCGGCGTGACCGCCGCGATCCGGACGATGCGCTCGTTCGGCGCCCGCTATCCCCTCCTCGACCTTGGCGACGGGCCCCGGATGTGGCACGTGGACGTGCCCGACGCCCCGCACTCGACTGCTGCCGTCAAGGCGGCTCGGACCGCGGCCGACCTCCGCGGCTTCGACGTTCGCGACGTTGTCGGCGCCAAGCGCAACGGAGCCGGCGTGTTCGTCGTGACGATGATCGTGAGGGCCGCGAAATGACACTCCCGTCTTGGCTCCGAGGATCGGCCCCGTCCTATGGGCGCCCGATCCCGCTCGGCTCCGGTGGTACGGTCGTGATCCGCTCGACCCCGGTCGGCGCGTTCAAGCCGTCCGGCCGGCGCGTCTCGGTCCGGCCCGCTCCGGACCCCCTGGCCGTGTCGATGTCTCCGGTCCCTGGCTGGCGCGCCGATGCTGCCCCACTGGCCCGGGCCGCGTGATGTACTCGCCTCACGACGGACCCCACGCCGGCGGCGACCTGGCCGGCTGCCATTTCTGCCGTTCGATCGCCGACGACATCGTGCGCCGGCGGCTCGGTGTCGCTACGCGCCACTGGTACGTGTCCGCGATCAACGGGCGCTCGAAGCGCCTCATCGCGGGCCCCTTCGATGATGCGGGCGACGCGATCGCCGCGGTCGGCCCGAGCAAGGCCCGCGTCATGACCGACTACGCGACCGATCCCCGGGCCACGATGGCGAGCTTCGGCATCGCCTCCTCGATCGGCGACCCTATGCCAACCCTGTACGGAGGTGCCACGTGAAACGCCCCGGCCACACTTATCGCATCCACGATTTCAAGATCGCGGGCAGGCCGCTCGTCTTGGCCTTCGATCCCGACGCACGAGGTGGGATGTACTCGCCTCGGGTGAGCGTCCACTGGAACACGCGCCCGGGCGGATGGTCCGGCCGCGGCTACATCGGCGGCCATTCCGTCTCGGTCGACCTGCCGCACCTGTCATTCGCCACGGCGTTCAAGCTGCGCCGGTTCGGCGCCCTGCGCGCCTACTCGGCGATGGCTCGGCTGATCTATTGGCTGTTCAACGGCCGGACAGGAGGCACACGATGACCGCCGACACATCCGCGTGGCGGGCCCGGACCCAAACCGAGCACATCCTCAACATCGCCGCTGCGCTCGACACCGCGGCCAAGCTGACGGTCCTTGGCGACGCGGAGGACCGCAATCCCGACTACTACTACCGCGCCGCGGACGCCGCCCTGGCGGACCTTCACGAGTCGCCGAGCATCGCCCGCCTGCGGGCCGCGGTCCTGTTGCTCGACGGGATCACCGACGTGGATATCCTCGACGCCACGTCGCGCTACAGCGACAAGCTGACTGAGGTCCTGCGCCGGGTCGACGACGGAGAACTGTGATGGGACGGTCACTCGATCCCAACCGAGCACCGGCGCGCGCGTTGGCCGAGCGGCGCCAGGAACGACGGACGGCCCGCAATGGCTGACCGATCCGCGGCTGCCGAGGTGCGCAACCCGCTCCTCGGCCTCCCAGCCGTCGCCTCGATCCGGGCGCTCCCGCTCGAATGCCGGGCGCCCCTGGCCGAGCTTCTGCGTCAGGTCGCCGAGGAGGCCGACCGAAAGGCCGAGGCGGCATGGGCCAAGCGCAAGGGCCCAATGGCCGCCTACTGGCGAGCGACGTGCACCTACGCGAAGCACACCGCGCGGGCGATCGTCACGCCGGCCGAACGGCAATCACTCCGCGGCGAACGGCCACCACGAGCACCGCGGGCGCGGACGCGTGCCCGCGTGCCGTGCCAGGAGACAGTGCGCGATCGAGGCACAGGCCACGACCGGCCCTGCCCCAACCGGGCGCGCTGGCGCGTCCAGGCATACGGATGGACCCGAAACCTGTGCGCCGTGCATGGTCGTCGCTACGCGGCTCGGGGGAAGGCATTCGGGACTAGCGAACTCGGACTGCTCGGGGTCCACCCGATCGAGGCTGTGGCATGAACCGCTACGGCTACGTCGAGGTGAGCGTGTCCCGCGAGTTCGTCGCCACCCACCCCGCGCCCCGCCGGGAGGTGCGTCGGCAGGCGCGCCTGACGCTCGCCGAGGAGCGCCTGCCGCAAAGCCCGATCATCTGGCGGATCACCCCCGACGAGGACGGCGTGCGGTTCACGGTCCGCGGATTTGTCGGGCGCGATCGCATCGTTGGCGCAGACCTCGTCCGCAATCGCCGGCGCTGGCCTGAGTTGAGTTCGGCGAGCCCGTGTTGGTCTTGCGGGCTGCCCGGGCTCCGAATGGCCCGCATCGCGTCGGCGCCGCTGGTCGCGGCACTCTTGCCAGGCGATGACCCGGTGCCGATCGCCACGGTCGACGCATGCCCTCGGCACCGGCGGCCGCTCTTGCGGCTCGCGGCGACATACCGACGTGACCCGAGGGTGCGGGGATGATCGCCAGGCGCCACCTCCCGTCCGACGCGCTCTCGCTCGTCGGGCTCATCGTCATCGTGTTCGCCGCGCACGCCATGGCAGCGGACCCGCGAGCGGTCGACGTGCACGCCTATTGGGTCGCCGACTACGCGATCGCCCACGGCTCCGACGACGCGTTCGTCTACCCACCACCCGCGTACCTCGTGGCGCAGCTTGCGGGCGCCCTGCCCTGGCCCGTGTTCCGCGAGGGCTACGCGATCGCCAACGCGATCCTCGTGTGGGTCCTCGCGGGCCCGCTCACGATCGTCGCGGCGTTCGTGCCTCACGTCGTCGGAGAGCTTCGCCTCGGCAACGTGCACATCCTCCTCGGGTTCGTCGCGGTCATGGGCATGCGCTGGCCGGCCCTGTGGTCGATCGCGCTCCTGACCAAGGTCACGCCAGGCATCGGCGTCCTGTATTTCGCGTTCGCGGGCGAATGGCGAAAGCTGGCGATCGCCCTCGGCGTCACGGCCGCGATCGCGCTGCCTACGCTGATCCTCGCGCCCGGCCTGTGGGCCGCGTGGCTCGGGGTCCTGACGTCCTCGCCCGACGTGTCGGGCTCGATCAAGCTCGCGGTCCGGCTGCCGATCGCGGTCGCGATCCTGTTCGTCGGTGCGAGGCGAGGCTGGCCGTGGGTCGTGCCGATCGCGTCCATGCTCGCGCTGCCCGTCGTGTGGATACATTCGCCCGCGATGCTCGTTGGGCTCGCCTGGTACTTACGGCGGATCGGGCCCATACGATTGCCCCTTGCACGTCCTGTATCGGTTTGATACACTAGCCATGCCGGGAGGCCCTCTCTCCCGGGCTCCGCAGGTGCTACAGGAGGTCCAGCATGACGACCACCGCCCCGGCCAGACATCCGGTCTGGCGCAAGGCGACCACTGACGGATACGTCACCACGGCCGATACCGCGCGGTTGATCCGCGACGCGCTCGGGGCTAAGTTCCCCGGCGTCAAGTTCTACGTCCGGTCCCACATGTACGCGGGCGGGTCCTCGATCCACGTCTACTATGACGGGCTCGACCACTACGCCCCGATGACCCACTGCTATTGCACCGACGGGCCCGATCCGGACCTGCCGCACTCCCCGAACTACTGCCGTCGGTGCGGCTACATGGCCCGGCTCGATCCCGTCTACAAGGACGGGGCCCCGGCCAAGAGTGCCGTCGACGCGGTCGCCGCGACGTACGCGGGCGGACGGTTCGACGGGATGATCGACATGGCCTACTCGGTCAAGTCGTGGCTGAACCCGGACGGCTCGGCGACCTACGGCTCGTCGAGCGGCACGACCGGCTCGATGGGAGTCGATCCGGCCTACTCGAACCCTCGGCCCGATCCCGGCGCCGTGATGGTCCGGTTCGGAGCCGACTACGTGTTCGTCGACGACACACTGCCGTACGACGTCGCGAGGAAGCGAGGCGCCGCATGAACGACAAATGCAAGAGCCGGACCGCGCTTGCCGGCCTCCCGGCCCCGACCCTCTTGGCGCCGCGCTGGCGCCGCGGTACGCGGTGGTGCGCCTCGTGCGGCGATTTCCACATGCCGGACGCCCATCCCCCGGTTCGAGATGTCCTCGGCCTCCGTGGCGCGCCCGCGGACGTGTGGTGCTCGATGTGCCCCGCCCCGAGCACCACGACCGTCGGCAACGATGCACGGTGCGATGACCACGTCGGCGGTGCGCCATGAGCCGCCGCCGGCATACCGTCCACAATCACGCCGAGGTCGTCGCGCGGGCGGTCGAGAGCGCACGGAGCTACGCCAGCGCGTTTCACGACGAGCCCGCCACGCTTCGCGATCGCCTCGCGTTTGCCGAGGAGATGGCCTCGAAGCTGCGCGACCTGGCCGGCGCATGGCGCGCGCTCCGGGCCAAGTACAAGCCCGGCGAGGAACTCGCCACCATCGCGAGCCGGGCCAACAAGGCGGCCTCGGCTCGTGCGGCCGCCAAATACGACCGCCAGGCCGACGTCTACGAGGCCGAAGCTGCGATCTTCCGAGAGGCCCTCGGAGCCATCAAGGTCGGCGATCGCGTCCGCCAGTCGGGCGCGATCTACCTCATCGGCACCGTCCGCCGACTGCTTCGGGCCAACGAGTTCTACCACCGACGAGCCGAGGTCGAGTGGGACACCGGGCGCGTCGAGACACTCGCCGCTCACGTGCTCGTCAAAGACGATGGCGACGCATCCGCAGGAGGTACCAACCCATGACCATCGAGGAGAGCTACGACCAAGCGTTCGCGCGACTGTCACGCGAGAACGACGAATACGAGGCCCGCCAGCGGCCGATCCGCGAGCGGCTTGAGGCGTTCGACGAGTCAACGCCGCGGGTCGTCTACCGCGAGCCGCGATACGCGAGCTACAGGATGATCCGCCTCGCCGATGTGCGATGGGTGCCGGCGCACACGGCCGATGTCCACGTGCTCACGTCGCGCGGGTTCAAGCCGCGCAAGGAACGCGTCGCTGACACGGTCCGGCTCATCGACCCCGGCCACGTCCGGCACGTGATCCCGACGGAGACGAGCACCTACGTCCGCCGACCAACGGCGAAGCACCTCGCCAGGATCGAGGCCGCCGAAGCGGCGATCGCCGCGGCGCGGGCCGAACTCAAGGCGGCGGAGCGCGCCGCGTTCACCTACGGCAAGCCGATCCCGCTCTCGACGATCAAGCGGATCACGAGGGAGCGCGACGCGATCGCCAAGGACAACCGGACCGACGAGGCGATCGTCAGGGACGCCGACTGATGCCGCTCATCACCTACATCCCAAAGACGTTCAGCGAGGACCACACCCTCGTCATCGACCGGGCGACCGCGATCGCGCGCGAGTACGCCCGCACAGGCGACGACCTGACCCTCCGGCAGCTTTACTACCAGTTTGTCGCCCGCGATTTCGTTCCGAACAAGACGACCGAGTACAAGCGGCTCGGCTCGATCCTCAACGACGCCAGGCTCGCGGGTGAGTTTGATTGGTCCTACCTGACCGACATCACGCGGAACCTCCGCGGCGGTGACGGCGGCAACGAGGAGCCGATCGAGGTCATCGACCCCAACGCGTTCTACGTCGAGGGTTGGAAGGGCCAGCCACATCGGGTCGAGGTGTGGGTCGAGAAAGACGCCCTAGTCCGAGTCATCGGGCGCGCCGCGCAGCCCGAGCGGGTCGCCTATTTCTCGTGCCGCGGCTACACATCGTCGTCCGAGCTTTGGTCGGCGGCGCAGCGCATTGAGCGGGTCCTCGACACAGACGACGTCGAGGACATGACGATCCTGCACCTCGGCGACCACGACCCCTCGGGGATCGACATGACCCGCGACATCCGGACGCGGCTCGAACTGTTCCTCGACGGCGACGGGTATGACATCGACCGGCTAACCATCGAGCGGATCGCGCTCAACATGGACCAAGTCCGCCGGTACAACCCGCCACCGAACCCGGCTAAGGAAACGGACTCTCGGCACACCGGCTACGAGGCGCGCTTCGGGTCGTCATCGTGGGAGCTTGACGCACTCGACCCGCCCACCCTGCGGGCACTGATCCGCGAGCACATCCGCGCATTGCGAAACGAGGCCCTGTGGGAGGGCCAGCTACGGATCGAGCGCAAAGGCGAGGCCGTCCTCGAAGCGATCCGCGAGCACTACACGGACGTCGTCGCGTACCTCGATGAGCACGGATGGGCGGCGGCCACTGACGACGATGACGAGACGGAGGACGATGATGACGATTGACCCGCGCCACCCGAAGATGATGCCCGGCCAGGCGCCGTACACCCCGGGCGAGCTTGACATCCTGTACGGGATGGTCCGCGTGGCGGCCGCCGGCGATCCCGGCGAGGGCATCGAGGAGCGCGACGCATTCCTCGACCTCGACGATACCCACAATCACCACGACGATCGGGACGCGCCGGCGGACCCGAACGACTGCCCGGGCTGCGCTCGTGGCGTCGAGCGCGCCGGCGGCGATCGTTCCCCCTGGCCTACGCGTCGGGCCGTCGACGTCGCCCGCGAGCTTGACGAGTCACTCAGCCACCTTGCAGCGATGAGGCCCAACCGATGATCCGCGCATCCATCCCAGGATCGGGACACGAACTCCGAACCGAGTTACCCCGAGGCGAACGTCTCAACGAGCACCTCCGCGAGATGTTCGACTCGGGCCCCGAACTCGTCGACGTGTTCCTCGCCGAACTGCTCGCGCGAGGGTTCGAGGTCATGCTCTCGCCCGCAGCCGCGGTCCGGCACGTCGCCCCACCCACCGAGAGCGAGGAGAGGATGAGTCATGGCGACCGCTGACCGAGCCCGACTCATCGCGGCCGGCAAGCGTCACGCGACCGCACAGACCAAGCTCGACGAACTGCGAGCCGCGCTCGACGCCGAAATCCGCCAGGCACGGGCGGGCGGCCTCTCCGTCCGTGAGGTCGCGAGCCTAGCCGGCGTCCCGATCGCCACCGTCCAGCGGGCGGAGCGGCCAGGATGACGCGCCTGGCCGATCGTGAGCGCGAGGTGCTCCTCGGGATTTGGGAGGCCGACGGCGACATCGAGGTCGTCGTCCGGCGCCTCGGGATCACCATGAGTACGGCCAGGACCCACACACTCAACGCACGTCGCAAGCTCGGCGTGCAGACAACCCTCGCAGCCATCCGGCATGTCTTGACCGCCGAGGCCGAGGGCCCGACACTCGGAGTACGAGATGGCAACCCCCTATCCGTGGACTGATCCCTCGATGCCCTGGTACGCGCGCCTCGTCGATGGCGAGGGCACGACCTACGCGATCGCGCGCCAGGTACCCGGACCCCGAGGCATCCTCCACGAGGTTCTGAGTCGGGACGATCCGACTACCTGGCGGCCGACTTTCGAGGGGCCCGCCTATTTCACCGGCGCAGGCGGCGTCACCAACGCCGAGCCGATCGACCCGACCACCGCGGGCACGATCGTCGCGTCGTGGGGCGGCGGCGCAGCCTAGATATCGGGGAACACCTCGGGCAGGAACGGGTCGCCGAGCGGTCCTTCGATGCCGCGCCAAATCGAGGTTAGCTCCTCGACAAGTTGTGCCTTGCGCTCCGTCTCCTCGGGTCGGAGCGCTCGGTATTCCTCGTACGCCTTGTGGCTCGCCCGACCCCACGGTCCGGCCGTGTTCTTTCGAGCAAACGACTCAGGCGTGTGGAACTGTAGCTCGAACCGCGTCCCGCTCGGCGAGCGCCAGGCGGTATTGACGTCCTTATTGAGCGGGTTCGGCCAGTTGTTCTGCCATTTGATCGGCTTATACCCCGCGGCCCGCAGGGCACCGTGCACCGTCGTCGCGCTCTGCCAGTAGGTACCGCGGTCGTGCATGAAGGTGTAGCGCAGGGCATCGCGGACCTTGGCTGCCTCCTCGATCGGGGCGCCGTCGGCGAGGTCGCCGAGTATCTTGTCGACCGTCCGCTCGTTGTCAGCCTTGAGCCGGTACGCGATCCCTTCGAGCCGACCGACTCCCTGAGCTTCGAGGCCCTGTAGCAGCGCGGTCGTCTCGGGCTCCGCTTCGCGCGCCTCATTGAACACCCGCGCCTGAATGGCCCGAGCGTTCGTCTCGACCGGCGTGCGCGGACCCGCCTGTGGCCCGACCTGCGGCCGTGGGACGACCTGGCCGCCTGGCGCGCCCGCTGGCGGAGCGCCGGCGACGACGGCGCCGAATGCTCGCTGACAGTGAGGGTGCGAGAGCGGGTTGGCACGCGCCTCGGCGATCGGGACGCGCTTGCCGTTGGCGGCCTCCGGATCGGTGTGGGTGGTCCAGCCGCACCCCTCGCCATCGAACACGTTGACCATCTCGACGAGCCCTGACGCCGCGTAGGCGTTGAGGGTGCCGAGGTTGTACGCCCGGGCCGTCTCGGTGAGGGCGATGAGGTGCGCCCGATCGGTGGTCGTCGCCACGGGCGCGACTGCCTGCCAGCGGTCGACGATGCCTCGGAGCCCTGCGAACCCGTCGCCCTTGACGCCGCGTGTCAGTTGCTCGACCGAGTATCTCCGCTGGATGGCCGTCTGGACGGCGTCGGCTAGGTCGTTGCGGCTCGACTCGGTGATCTGCCGCACGTCCCGCCCGATGGCGTCACGGACGCCCTCGCTCAACGTCTCGCGGAGGCCGGGGTTGATCGCCACGCCGACGTCGTCTGCCACCGCTTCGAGCGCCTCCGCGCCCACATCCTCGTACAGGTCGGACACGACGCCGGCAAGCTCGCGCTCAAGGCGCGCCCACGCGATCGAGGACTCCTCGAAGTCGCTCGGCCCTGCGCGCCGAATGAACGAGAGCACCGAACGTCGGATCGCCCGACGCTCGAACGCGTCGATCGCCTCCTCGGTCGCCTCGGCAAGACTGGCGAGCCACCGGCGGACCGGGCGGACCCAGCGTTCCGCCGTCGCCGGCGACGGCTTCGGCGCGTCAGCGCGCAGGATCGCGTCTGCCGCCTTGACGAACTCGACCGGGTCGAGTCCGGCGAGGAGGTCATCCTCGGTCGGCGCCGCCGTTCGTCGAGCGAGCTTGGCGAACCGATCCGGACGCCGGCGCCTGGCGAGGTACGCCGAGGGCACGGCTACGCGACCGGAACGGGCTCAGGCGGCGGCGTGGAGCCGTTGGTGGGTGGAATGACCGGTTCGGCCGGCGCGAGCCCTGTGGGCGCCGTGGTCGCGGGCTGGCGGGCCCGTGAGCGGAGCGCGTCGAGGGCCGACGCCGCGGCGCTCGGTGCCTTGCCGCCGCGCGGGCTGCCAATCTCGACGCCCTTGTAGTAGTACGCCTGCATCTCGGGCCGGCCGGTGCGCGACAGGCCGAGGATTTCGCGCCCGTCGTCGGGGCTGCCCATGCCCTGCTCGACGATCGACTTGGCGATGTTGAGGTCGAGTTCTGTCTCGTCCCAATCGAGGTCGTTGAGCCGCCACACGTAGCCCTGT